CCATCTCTGATATAAATGCTAACATGGGGTTAGCTAGATTAATTCAGAAAGACGACTTACAAGCGATTAAGTATTATCATGAACTAACTGGCAGATTCAAACCACAACTTTCAGAAAATAATATGAATCTCCAGTTCATGATTATTACGCTATTAGAGATACTTGTGAAGCACGTAGATCCGAGTATCATAGATGTTATAGCCACTGAACTCGAAGATACCCCTGTAGGTCAATTAATTAAGGGAGAATTATAACATGCTAAGTATTATTAGTTCAATTTTGTTAGCAGATACAAGTGTAAGTCTTGTAACAGTTCTAATAGTCCTAGCCATTATTTGTTTAATTGTATGGCTTGTTACACATTTATTGAGGCGGGGATAAATGATTGATTATGACTTCGAACGACGCGAATGGTTATATAGCAATACACCACCAATCACTGGACCAGCATGGAGTGGTAAGTCCATTAAATATCTTAATCTTCATTACACTGGTGCTAATACTTCATATATGGGTAAGTCGGAGCAAGCTACGCTCAATTCTATTCAGAAAGACTACCAAACCAATAGAGGATATAGCTTCGGATACAGTGCTGCTATAGGCTTATCAGGAATGAGTTATGAAGGACGTGGAACAACTTTTAGAGCAGCTAGTAATGGTTCAGGTGATAATTATGGACAAGACGACCCAAACATAGCTGATAACTTAGAAGTCTTTTCCGTCTTATTAATTATTGGTACTCCAGATGAAATTTCTCCTGCTATGATTGAAGGCGTGCGAAATCTATATAGTAGAGTATGTACAGAATTAAATAAAGAGCTTGTTATTAATGGTCATAGAGATATGGGTCAAACTGCATGTCCTGGTGATAAAGCTTATAAATTAATAACTAATAAAGTTTTCTATCCGACTAAAATAATTGGGAATAGGAATGATATGCAGACGCTCAGAACTCCACGGAGAATCATTGATACCAGGACGAATAATTCTCCTGCTAATGGTGGCAGGACTTTTGATCTTAAGTCTCCTACCCCAGGTATTGTTGACGCAGAAGTTACAGTTACTGTTATTCCTGTTGGAGCATCATCCGGGTTTGTTGGATTGAGCAACAAAGATTCTTTCATTAATTGGACAGAAAAAGACATGGGGCAACCTATTCCCAGTACTGCTTCTGTTCCAATTCAAAACGGATCTGTAACTCTTTGGTTCTCAAATCCATGCCACGTCATTATTGATGTGAGGGCCGAAGGAGTCTAGAATTTAATGGCAGAATTTAAACTGAGTGAGGACGATAAGAACTCTATCAAAGCTACAGTTAACATCCTGATTCTACTGATTATCTTCGTTTCAGTTAACTGGATCTTTGATCTACAACTAACAGTGGATGACCTTAAATGGTGGCTCCCATTAATCGCCGTAGTTGTAGGTATATTCTATCGGCTCAGTTTGTATATAAGCTATAAATTCCCTCCTGTAGGTTACATATTATTCGGAATTAAGGGTTCTACATTTAAAGAAAAAGAAACGAATAAAGATGGCTCGTAAGGAAGATACAGTTCCTGTCCCAGATTTAAAAAGACTAATAGTAAGCTCTCTTAGGAGAGCTAAGGTATTTCCTGGCATACAGGGATATCATGCTCATCCAAAACAAGTTGCCTTTCATGAGAGTAAAAAGAAGGGCAAAATGATGATGGGCGGAAACAGAGTTGGTAAGACTGTAGGTGGTGGTACTGAAACAGTAATGCGTCTCACAGGTATTCATGAATTTCTAGACATGGATGGAAATGTACATAAAATTGAAGGAGTACCTAAGCCACCAGTTAAAGGACGTGGAGTCTCAGTTGATAATGATCGTGGATTGAAACTTATTATGCTGCCAGAAATCAAACGCTGGATGCCTAGTAAGTTTTTAATCAATAATTCCTGGGAAGATTCCTATAGTAAGACTGATAAGATTCTAACTCTTACTAATGAATCTAGTATGGAGTTCATGACTTATGAGCAGGACGTAGATAAATTTGGAGGTACTTCTCGTCATTTCATTTGGTTTGATGAAGAGCCTCCGCAAGATATTTTCGAAGAATGTCTAACTAGACTTATAGACACTGATGGGGATTGGTTTATAACTATGACTCCCCTACAGGAAATGAGTTGGACTTACAACACACTCTATCTTCCTGGATTAAATAAGAAGATTGACATAGACATCATTGCGGCGGATACTTATGAGAATCCCCACATCAAGCAGGAGGCGTTTGAGAGACTTACCCTTACTATGTCTGACGAGTCTAAAGCTACTCGCAGAACTGGTACATACATTAGTCATACGGGATTAATCTATGGTGAATCTTTTAAGCGAGAGAAGAATGTTTGTCCTGATCTAGTTCAAAGCGAACGCTTTCAAATTCTCAAAGACGATTGGTCTCATTTCCAAATGATGGATCATGGATATACGAACTATACTGCCATCCTATTCGCTGCATATAATGAAGATGGCAAGATAATCATTTATGATGAAATTTACGAACATAAAAAGATCGTTAGAGATTTAGCTCAATTGTGGAGAGAAAGACGTGAAGCGCTTGGAATCTCTACTAAGTATTCTGTTGGAGACCCAGCCATACGGTCGAAAGACCCAATTAAGGGTAGTTCTGTTCAATCTGAATACGGGGAAAATGGTATATACATCGCCCTGGGAAACAATGACGTCCAATCAGGTATCACGCTTGTTCAACGAATGTTCAGAGAGCAACAACTCATCATAACTCAAAGATGTGAGAAGTTACTTGATGAGTTAAGTCAGTACCGATGGGATCGGCATTTAACTAAGGCTCGAGATAGAAAGAACACAAAAGAAACGCCAGTTAAAAAGAACGACCACGCAATGGATGCATTACGCTACGGAATTATGTCTCGCCCCAGGCGATTTAATGACATTCCTACTAGGGAAGTTCCTGTAGGTATGCATGTAGTTCGAGCAGCTACCGATTACGATTGGGAGCTAGTAAATCAAACCGACCAACATATTGATGAATTTTTAGGGAGCGAAGTATAAATGAGACCCATTCAAATATTGGATACTCCGATTGCAGATCCATATGTGTGCATTAAGTGTGGGCTTGGTGCTGGTAGCGATAGGCGTCATTGGGTTGATCTTGGTGTGGATTCACAGATGAAACAAACAGATGAGCATGGACAAGTTCATTTGTTTGAAGGAGTAATCTATCTGTGCAATATGTGCACAATGAGTCTGATTGGTGATTATCTCGGTAAGCTCTTTGGGTTTATCAATAATCAAGAATTAGGATTTAGTATGACTCAAGCTCAGAGACAAGAGCAGCTAGAGACGCTTCATAACGAGATCTTTACATTGAGAGATCAATTGAATAGGCGAGATGACGAGCTTAAAGAAGCCAAGCTTCAATTGAATGAATACCAGAGCAATACTGCCGAACAAGTGATTGGACAGATTCTAAGTGGAAGAAATTCTGAAGATGATGCTGGAAGTGATCCAGACTCAGAGGGAACAAATCAAAGTTCAGATGGAAACGATTCAGCAGTTGAATCTCCTGATTTTACGGCCGATTCCCTTTTCCAACTCCACCTTGCAGTCGCAGCCCGTGAGCATAGTTCCTGAAGAAGAACAAAGTCCTGATTATGATGAAGAAATCTATATAGACGGGTTGTGGGGTGAAATTCATGGAGAGCTTGATCGGCAAGACACCGGATCAGAAATTAGTCCTTGAGTACATGGACAAGTTTAAAGCTTGTCAGTCTCAAAGACAACCATTTGAAAAAGAATGGTATACCAATCTAGCTTTCTATTTTGGGCGTCATTACATGCAGTGGCTCAATACTAGCCCCACTAGTGGTACTGCTATGATTCTTCCCAAAGCAGCTGCTTGGAGAGTTAGGCTAGTTTCTAATCGAGTTAAGACTATTGTTCGTAAAGAGAACGCTAAGTGCAATAAGGAACAAGGCCAATGGTTTGTAGTTCCTGCTACGCCTGATGATGAAGATTTGGCTAAAGCAAGAATGGCTGAAGCGGTATCTGAACAATTGCTTTCTAATAATGCTTTCGATCTAAGAAAAAGAGAAGCAGTTTGGTGGCGTGGAGTATGCGGAACTGGTTTCCTTAAGACTTATTATGAGCCGAATAATGACGTCTGTTTTACCTCTCCTAGTCCATTCCATATCTGGGTTCCTAATCTAGAAGAGATTGACATTCAAAAGCAGGAGTTTGTTTGTCATGGAATTGCTACAACCATTCAAGCGGTCTATGACCAATATAACGTGGAAGTAGAAGCCGATGCTACAGCGGATAGTCCTGAGCAGAAATTCCGTCAAGCTCTCGGAATTGATAAGAAGGGCAAAGAACTCGATCACGTCTTTATTAAAGAATTCTGGGTCAAGCCCTGTAGGAAGTTCCCTGCTGGCGCTATGTTTGTCATTAGTAATGATAAGCTTATTTATATTGCTGAGGCTCCTCCTCAATTAGACCCAACTACTCAGCAACCAGTTACTACTAGTCCAGCTAAAGCTTCCAACGTAGTCGGGGGAGATTTAACTAAATCTAATTTCCCATATGAGCATGGAGAATATCCTTTTGCTAAGGTAGATCATATTCAGACTGGCAGGTTCTATGCAGAATCTATCATTAAGGATTTGATCCCTATTCAGAAGGAATACAACAGAAGCAGAAGTCAAGCTATTGAAGCACGTAACTTAACGTCTAAGCCTCAGTGGAAAGTTCCAATGGGTTCTGTAGACATTAAGAAGCTAACTGCTCAACCTGGATTAGTTGTTGAGTATACTCCTGGTTTTGATGCTCCAGAGAGAATGATTCCTCCTGAGTTGCCAGCATATTTTATGCAGGATCAGCAGGCTAATCTCAATGATCTGGATTACATCTCTAATCAGAATGATGTAACTCCGCCAGGTATAGAAGCTGCCACAGCTATTTCTTACATACAGGAAGAAAACGATAGTATTCTTATGGATACTATTAGTTCTCTTGAAGAACTAGTTGAGCGAGTTGGCTATCAAGCGATTATGCTTGCTAAGCAATACTGGCCCCCTGAAAAAATGGTCCAGGTAATGAGCGGTAATCAAGTCTATGAGGTAATGCAATTCAAACAGAATTCATTACCAGATCAAGTAGATTTCCGTGTTCAACATGGATCTATGGCGCCTAGAAGTCGTGCAGCGAAGCAAGCTTTTATTCTTGAATTGATTGATAAGCAATTGATCCCTCCGATGGAAGGATTGAAATATCTTGAAATGTCTGAAACTGCACGGCTGTATGATGAATTGTCTATTGATACGAGACAAGCAGACCGTGAAAACTTTAAGATGAAGAATGTGCAGCCACAAACTCAAGTACCTGCTAATGGATTACAAACTCCTGTAGGTCAAATTCCTGGACAAGATCCAAATATGCCACAAGCTCCAATGCCTGTGCAATCTCCTGTTCAGGTTAATGAGTTTGATAATCATCAGGCGCATGTTTATTGTCATACGAAGTTTATGAAGTCTCAGCAATATGAACAACTTGATCCTACCATTCAGCAGTTGTTCATGGACCATTATAAAACTCACCTAGTAATGTTAGGACAACAGTACCAAGATGCCGGAACCGCTGGAAACCAACAATCTGGGGGAAATACAGCTCAACCTTCCTCAAACGGACAACAGCAGCCAGTCCCAGTCGGACAATGAAACATACGGTAATCAATTTTTAAATAAAGTTGATCCTAACGATAGACCGTATGTAGAAAAGTACATTAAGGAATGGGATGGTGGAGTTACTCAGAGGTTTCAAGAACTTCAGGGTAAGTTAAAGCCGTGGGAAGAACTAGATGCTGATTATGAGTCTGTTCAAGCAGCAATTGCTACAATGCGCTGGGCAGATCAAGATCCTCTAGCCTTTTATAACGCCATTAGACAACAATTAGAAGAGATGGACCTCTTGAGTAACGACCAAAACTTTCAACAGAACGGACAGCAACAAACAAATGCTCCTGTTGTTCCACCTGAATTTGATGGTGTTCCAGAAGCTTTTGTGAAGGAACATCTTGAATTAAGACAGAAGGCAGAAAAATTCGACAAATTCATGAACAATTATGAAGATGAGAAGAATACTGCCACTAATCAGGCACAGCTTGACAAAATGATGAAAGAGTTGCATACTAAGCACGGACGCTTCGATGAAGATGCAGTCCTTGCAAAGATGATTCGTGGAATGAAACCTGATGATGCTGTTAAGGAACATTTAGATTTCATTAAGGAGATCAGCAGTCCTCAGGGAAGGCAAGCTCCACCGCCTGTTTTAGGTAGTGGTAGAACCGCTGTAGACCAGGTTGATTCTTCCAAGTTAAAAAATTCATCAACACGTCGTGCACTAGTTGCCGAAATCCTTGGAGGGATTGATAGTTAATGCCTGCTACAATGACTACCGTAAACGGTATTCTTAAGGAAGTCTACGAAGGTCAAATCAACGACCAGCTTAATGAAGAGCGAATTACCATTAAGCGTATCGAGCGGACTGCCGATAACATTACCGACAACATTGGTGGTAAGTATGTTGTGTTCCCTGTTCGTTCAAGCAGGAATACTGGCATTTCTTACCGTGACGAATCAGTTCAGTTAGCTGATGCTGGTCAGCAAGGCTACAAAGCTGCTCAGGAACAACTTAAGTACGGCTATGGCCGTGTTAAGTTTACTGGGCAATTGATGCGTCTTGCTCGTACTAATCCTCAGGCTTTCTCAAATGCTCTTGATGAGGAAATGAGTGGTCTTAAGCAAGACATTGGTAAGGATGAGAACCGAATTGCATGGGGCCATCCAGATCAGGGTGCTTTAGGAGTTACAGGAATTGTTGCGAAGCTTACTAGCTCGCCGGCTGGTGGTACGACATTTACTGTTGATACTGTTCAGTGGCTTGAAGTAGGTATGCTTGTTGACACTGTAAACTCTACTGGGCCAGTTGTTACAAACCCTGGTACTCTGATTACTTCACTGAATCGTGCAACTAATACTGTTACTGTTTCAGCTGCCATTACTTCTACGTCAGGTTTTTACTTGGCTCGTACTGGTAACTACAACAAGGAGCCTTGGGGTTTCTCTAACATTATTAGTGCTACTGGTGCTTTGCATAACCTTAATCCTGCGACTGCTGGACAAGAATTTTGGGCGTCCAACGTTGATACGACTACTACTACTCTTACTGAATTAGCAATGATTGGTATGGGTGATACTATTCGTCAGCGTGGTGGAGAGAACATTTCTGTTATCTTTACTTCTCTTGGAGTTCGTCGTTCGTATTGGAATCTGCTTACTGGTATGCGGCGTTACAATGAGCCAAAGCAATTCAATGGTGGTCTTACTGGTCTGAGCTTCATGTTCGGCGGAAAAGATCTTCCATTGGTTGAAGATCCAGATGCTCCTGCAAAGACAATGGTTTTTGCTTCGGAAGATCAGTTGAAGATTTTCCGTGACAAGGACTGGTATTGGGAGGATCTCGATGGTGGAATCTTTAAGTGGGTTTCCAACTTCGATATCTGGGAAGCTCTCCTGAAGCAGTATTGGCAGATGGGTACTCACAAGCGGAATTCTCACGGTAAGTTCACGAATATTACCGAGTCCTGATTTCCTGGGTAGGAGTAGAGAGGGCTGGCTAGCATTAATTTGTTGGCCAGCCCTTTTTATTTGATCTTGGAGAAATGAGATGAAATGCTCGTTGCACAATCAGCTCTAACTATTAATCTAGATTATGTACCTGGACTTGGTGAGGAAGTTTTTGATACTCAGACCAGAAAAACCTACAAAGGTGACGGGTACACAAAAGTTAGAAATTTAATCCCTCTTGATGGAGGTACAGCTACTGTATTTCCTATTGCCGCAGAGGTTGATTACAATAATTCTAATTCAGGTCTAGCAGCTACTAACGTACAGGCTGCAATTGATGAAACGTATCAATTCGTTCAATCAGTTGATACAGAATTAGGCGCTCACCTACTAGATACTACAGCACATAGTGCTGATGCAATTGTATATAATCCGGTAATTGCCGGTGAAGTATTAGCTACTAACGTACAGGGAGCGTTAGATCAGCACTTTCTAGATACTACTGCTCATACGGCTGGTCATATTCCTTTTGTTCCTACACCTACTATTCCAGCCAATAACGTACAAACAGCTATTGGTACTTTGGATACACAAATTCAGAACATTCTTGCTGGTGGAGTTGTAGAAGCATCAGATATTTCATTTATTCCTGTTGCTCCTATTACTGCTACAAATGTGCAGGGTGCATTAAATCAAGCTGCTGCATTGGCTAATACTGCTAATAACTCGGCTAATACTGCTAATACTAATATTAATGCTCACTTAGTTGATCCTTTGGAAGCACATACAGCCAGTGCTATTAAGTACCTTAATAGTGGGTTAATTCCAAGTGTTTTTGATGTTCAAGCTGCTTTAGATGCATTAGCTACTATGATTTCTACTAGTACAGCGCATAAATATGCTGTTTCTATAGGAAATGGTTCTGCTTTTTTCTTTTTAATTAATCATCAATTAGGTACAAGAGATGTAATTGTGCAAGTTTATTCAACCAGTGCTCCGTACGAACAAGCAGAATGTGATGTTGAGGCTACAGACTTAAACAATGTCACTATTCGATTCGCTACGCCACCTACAACTAATCAATATAGGGCGGTGGTGGCATAATGTCCCGTAAATCCTTAACTCCAATTCAATTACCTGCTGATCCTACTTTACCGTTGGAAGCTGCAACTAAGCAATATGTAGATGCAGGTGCAGGTGCAGTTGCTAATGGTAGCATCACTAATATTAAACTGGCAAATATGCCGGCTACTACTCTTAAGGGTAATAATACTGGTGTTTCTGCTGTTCCTCTTGATCTAACTGTAGCTCAAACAAAGACAATGTTGGCTATTGTTCCAGCAGATGTAACTGGTTTAGGTTCTTTAGCTACACAGAGCACAGTTAACTTAAGTACACAAGCCACTGGAACATTACAAGCCGCTCAAGCTCCAGCATATACTGGTGATGCCACTAGTTCTGCTGGTTCTCTAGCAATGACAATTCCTGCTGCTACCATAACTAATGCCAAAATGGCTAATATGGCGCAGAATACGATTAAAGGCAGAGTTTCTGTAGGTACTGGTGTTCCAGAAGATTTAACTTCTGCACAACAAGTAACAGTTATTGCTTCTGGTTCAGGTGGTGGAACTACAAACTTCTTAAGAGCAGATGGAACATGGGCTGCTCCGACTGCGGCATTAGTTGCTAATAGTGTAACTAATACTATTTTAGCTGATATGGCGGCTAACTCGATTAAAGGTAACAATACTGCTTCTGCTGCTGATCCGGCAGATCTAACAGTTGCTCAGGTTAAAACTTTATTGGCTATTACTACAGCAGATTTCACTGGAGTAACAACTGCTGCACAAGAACCTGCACATACAGGTGATGTGACTAATACTGCTGGATCATTAGCACTGAATATTACTACTAATGCTATCATTAATAGTGATTTTGCTCAGGCTCCCGCTAATACAATCAAGGGTAATAACACAGGCGCTTTAGCCAATATTACTGATATTACAATTCCTCAGTTAACCACCATGATGGCTGGTTCATTGATGAGGATGTTCTCAGTAGCTTGTGCTGCTGCTACATCTACTGTAGCTAATCATGCTTTCAATACTCGAAATGTAGTAGTAAATGTATATCGTTCCACTACTCCGTGGGATACAGTCGAAGCCGATATTGAACGAACAGATGTTAACAACGTAACAGTTCGATTTGCAGTAGCTCCTGCCGCAGGAGATTATGTTATTGCTATAGTAGGATAATATGTCTCGTAAGCTTCTTGTCCCTTTTCAATTACCAGCTGATCCAGTTAATCCATTAGAAGCTACTACTAAACAATATGTAGATAGTCTTACTATTGTTAGTGCTACTGATCCGATTGCTGCTAATCCTGGTTGTGAATTATGGGTTGATACAACTACTGTACCTGGCGCTGTATTAGCTTCCCAAATTACTGCTACAGCACCTGGTGCTCCTATAACAGGAACTGATGTTCAAACAATTCTTAATCAGTTACCTAGAGGAATAGTTGCTCGTAGTGATAATGCTGCTCAGGTATCAGTTCCTACTACTGGTGGCCCTACATATCTTCAAACAGCTATTGCCATAACTTTAGTAACAGGTCGGTTATATAAAATTTCTTGGCATATGCGTGCTGTAGGTAGACAAGATGGTAGTGACACTCCTGCTAATCACAATATGGGATTATATGATGGAACTACCAGTTTGGGATGGATAGATTGTTGGCATCAATATAGGGGAGCGTGGAGTAGTCTTTCTGGATTTGTATTAAGATCAGGCGATAATGTTGCTCGTTCATTACGAACGGCACTAAATAATCCTCCAGCTGCTCTATATGTTTATCCAACACATTTTATAATTGAAGATATTGGGGTTGGCTGATGACAGTTTTAAAAGCCAGAGTTGCCGGAGCTTGGCAAACAATTGGTAATGGGGCAATGATTCCAGCTGGTGGTGCGGCAGGAGATTTGCTTACTAAGAACTCAGCTGCTAACTTTGACGCTGTTTGGGGAACAGCTATTCCTTCTCTTACTTTAAATAATCCACAAACATTATCCACTATTACTGCTGCGCCTCTTCCTTTAGTAATAGGTACTTTAACTACTAATAATTTAGCTTTTGATCGTCTTACTATTCAAGCTCGTAATAATGGTGTAGCTTCAGCATTATTTCTTCAGCCCTGGGGTGGGCAAGTTAATATAGGCGGAGATGTAATATCTCAACAATTAAACCTCAATCTAGTTGAATCAAAACACGTTACATCACGACGTGCCTCTGTGTATGTAGGGTCTAACTGGATAATTGGTCAAGATTTACAACAAAATGGCACTAAGGATTGGTTCCTTTTTAATATAACTAATAATAAATTAGCGGTCGGTGTTAATGCTCCTGGTGATTTCTTAACACTTAACTGCGCCACTATTGGTTTGGTTGCTACTCAATGGTTCCGTTCTGATAGTTATCAATTAACAACAGCTAATGGTTCTACCAGTATTTTAAGTATTGATAATACAGCTATGACGTATTATCCTGGAGATTTACGCCTAAAGAATGTACGCATAGTAGACGGCAATCCATTTTTCTATACAGATATCCCTAATGGCTACATTTGTCGTTTACGCCGTACAAGTGATTATGCTACACTTGTAGATATGGATAGCAGTGGAAGTATATATGCTGCTAATTTAATACAAGCTCCCTATCTTCGATTTACTGCTGGCGGGTATGCTTTTACTCATGGTACTGATACAGATACAGGTATCTATTATGATTCAGATGGTCAATACCGTTTAATTGCTAATGGTAGTACAGCTTGTTTTATTACAGCTGGAGTTTTAACAGTTCCGCAAGGATCACAACTTAGACTATATAGTACAACTGATACTAATCATATACTTTTTTATACAGCTGCTACCCCGCCTGGATCTGGAGAAGCATCAAACGGTCCTCAATTAAGAGGATATTCTTCTGTGTGGTTGCATGTTCAGTCTGCTAATAAGCCTCTTTACCTATCTTCTGTAGGTAATGTGTTCATTGCTACTGGTCAATCATATTCAACTATGTCTTCAATTGAGAATAAAGAAAATGTTATTCCTATTGATCCAGAAGTATGCTTAGATCAAGTAAGTCGTTGGCAACCTGTTGAATTTGATGTTATAGATGATGGTCATCATGCTGAAGGTTTTATTGCAGAAGAACATGTAAAAATAACCCCTTCAATGGTTAATGTATGTGGTCCTGAAAGTAAGCGGCCAGGTTGGGCTAATGCTGTTGATTATGCTGGTGGAACAGTTAGACTCACAGGCGCTGTACAAGCTCTACTTCGTAGAATAGAAGAACTGGAAAGAAAAGTCGCATGAACGATGAACAACCAACTATTGATGATGTATGGATTAATCGTTTAGCTATGAAATTAGGTGTTCTTACAGCGCAGAACGAACGATTGATTATTGAAAATGAATCATTAATAGAGCAGTTAAAGCAACTACAACCACAACAAACTAACCCCATTTCTAATGGACAACATGAGGAAGCACCGTTTATAACATGAGCCAAACTAGTGTTGCTCAAGCTGCCAATGATTCAGATTTACAAAAGAGAATACAGGCTGCTGTTTATAGTGAAGCCATTGGTAATGCTGATCTAAAAGATACAGACTTTGCCAAACTTATTAAACAGGGATATGCTAATTTAGCAGGATTGTACTGGGCAGTTGCAGATGCTGTAGAAGATAGTTATGCTTCAGGTATTCTTGCTGGTAGAGGTTCTCCTGGGCATGATGCAGATGTAGTAACTGATGGACAAATTACATCAGCTGTTGTAGCTAACTGGCCTCCTGACAATCCTATTACTACGCCATGACTCAATCTAAAATTCTCAAAACTAACACAGCCAATGATGATTATATTGTCATTGATGATATGCTAGTTGATAAGAAGATGCATGACATTGCACAAAAGATAGATGAGTATGATGAGCAACTTTGTATTCTTTGTGTTGATCCCGATAGTTGTACTTTTAGTGAAGCTCCGTTTGTTCTTGCGGAAGTGGTTAATACGCCGCAAGGTCCTCAAGTTTTTAAAGTCTTTGAATTCTGGGAACTGAATGATTCTGTTCTTCAAAGGTTATATGCATCTGATACTCGTCGAACAAATGTTCTTGCTGATATTGATGCTAATAATAAGCGAGTTCGTGATGAATCGGAACGTAGATATAGAGAGAAGATTGAAGCTAAGAAGGATGTGGTAGCTTCAATTGTTGCTTCAATGAGATCATCCTATTCCTACATAGATGAGGATAGGGATGCTAAAATTACTATGTATGAAGATCGTCCACCCAAAGTCGAAATGAAGGACTAATATGTTAGTCTCAGAAATCATCACTAGGGTACAAAATAACTTTGGTGATAGCAATCAAGTTATGATTTTTGACAATCATATCATTGATTGGATTAACGAAGGTATGCTTGAAATCGTACGAGAGACTCAATGCATATCTAAGTTAGAGAATTCTATCCAGGCAGCAGCTTTTAACAATAATGCTGGTGTAGCGGTAGCTGACATGATTCTACTTAAGAGAGTGTACTATGGTGCTGATCCTCTTTTGTTGATAGAACCAGAATCCATGGATAGATTAGGATATTTGCCACAAGTTGGTATACCTACAGGATATTACACAGAAGGTTCTCGAATCTTTATGTATCCTACCCCAACAAGTACTGACACTACTGTTGTTACTATTTTTTATGTTCCTGCCCCTGCTACAGTTCTTACTGCCGTTGAGTCTCCTGGAATTCCATTCTACTATCACGGCGATTTAGCAGAGTGGTGTTTAGCAAAGGCGCATGAAAGAAATGAAAACTACCGAGCCTCTGAGGTAGTTATGACTCGATTTATGAAAAACATTTCTAAGAGGAAATTCGAGAGCCTCAGTAGAGATGATACCTACAGGACTATTCAACCTGATGTAATGGATCAGGAGTATGGATATGATCTTATATGACAGTATATAGCGAAGAAACACTTCCAATTGCTGTAGGTCTAGGTATAGATTCCTACAACCATCCAGCTAATATTGCAGATGGCTTTTGCACGTCTATACATAATTTTGTAGCTAAGAAGGATCGCTTAATCACTAGGAAAGGGTTTCAACCATACATTCCTATTGATACTCGAACTGACTATAGCGAATCTTCTGATATCACTCATGGATTGAATTGTTTCTATTCTAAGATTCCAAATAGTCGTCAATTCAATTGGCCCATTGCTATGTGGGGTACAGGCTCTGATACTTGGATGATGCGCCAATTTCCAAGAGTTGATCCTGCCAATATTTCTACAAGTGCATCGGTAGTTAAATTAGTTACTACGGGTTCGTTCAAAGGTGCCTGTACTTATCTAGATCGTTTTTATATTAATTCAGAGAGTTCTGGAATAGATCATGTTAATGTGTTCGATTGGGATTTGGGTACAGCTACATTGGTTAACGTGATTGGTCCTGTCTTTGGAAATTCTGTTAAAGGATTATTTGTTTTCAAAGATAGAATGTGGTGTTGGAATGATACAAAAATCTTCTATACTGATCCACCTAATGCTCCTGGGGAATTTCCAGAAGTATGGGACCCGAATGGAAAGTTTATAGTTATAGGAGCCGGTTCTGGCTTAGGTGAAATTCAATCGGTTATCCCTGTAGGTACAAAGCTTTTCGTTTTCACTAGTTCTGGGTTATATAACATAAGCGTATTAGGTAGTCCTGAAAACTGGGTTGTTCGTCTGATGGATGCAACCATTCAGGTTAATCATCATAATTGCGCTTTTGAAGATAAAGGTTTAATCTATTTTGTAGATACACGTGGTGTATGGGTTACAAATCAAGATCAGATTAAATTAATTTCTCAGCCTATTCAAGATGTATTTAATACTGGAACGGCTGAGGAAACATACTATCTCTGGAAGTTATTTCCATTTGATGATGGTATTTTAATCTGTAGACAAAAAACTATTTCTCATGGAACTTCTCCATTAGCTACATTATCTACTCTTAGTGAAGCTAGAATATTTTATTCCAGATTGGATTTCATAGCTTGGACTGAATTTACTTTTGATACAGTATCTCAGCCTGGTGATATTCTTGGTGCTTTCTCTAATATTGAAAGTGGATTCAACTGGAATAAAACTAATTACTTAGTCTTAGTTCATGGCAATTCTTCTCCTACTTCTGTTAATCCTTTAACTGGTCAGCTATTGACTTATATTGGATATCAGGATAAACTTAGAAAATTAAGTGCTTCAGAAGAAGCAATAAACGTACGAAGTTTTTATACATCTAAAGTCCTTCGTGGTCAGATGCTTGCTGAAAAACGAGGGAAATATGCATATATTAATTTCTCAGCTGCTGGTAATCCTGGTGACGATATTGACATAGATTATCAATGGGATACAGAGCAAGAAATAGCTCGTATGGCGGATAGTCTAAGTGTGTATGATATAATTTCAGCTAAGGAAGGTTTGATTAAAATTAAAGGTCCTGAATTCTTTAGAAATCTTCAATTTAATCTTACTGCTACTCTAAGTAGTGCTATTCAAGAATATACAATCTTAGGTTCTGCTTTAGTCTTGCATACAGATCGAAAGACTCCTGGAGTAAATCGTTAATGGACCCTAGAAGTTTATTCAGTGAGGGATTAACAATCCCTAATCATGAGAATAATGATCTTCATTATATTGGAGAAGCACTACCTAATCCAAGTTTAATTACTACATCTGTATCTGCTAATACTCCAGCATTTATTGGTGGAAGTCCTATTCCTGCTAGAGAAGATCATACACATAATCTTGAATTTGATGTTGACTTAACTAATTATTATACTAAGTCTGAAATTGATACAATGTTAGATGCAATTGTTGCTGGCGATATGGATATGTCTAATTATTATACTAAGGCAGAAATTGATACATTCAATAATATTTTAGCTACTCAGATTGATAATCTTACTGCCCAAACTAATATTAATACATCTGATATTTCTAATCTTCAATTAGTAGTAGTTAATCAAGATAGTAGAATTACTACACTAGAAATAAGTGGTGGAAGTTCTACTGTTGTTCCAATTGAGAAGGATTGGTCTTACGGTCATATAGTTAATCCAGAAACGTTAGCTTCTCTCAATCGTTATGTTGCCTTCCGTGATTTTGAAATTGTTTATATTGAAGTTACTTATGTATTAGCTGCGGATGCTGCTACTATAATTGATCTATGGCATAATCATAATGGAACAGGATTTGCCGTTGTTGCGACTGTAACTTTAGCTGGAGGAAGTTTAGCTTATCAATATGTATTTACTTCCCCACATGCAGTTTCTCAGGGAGATGTTTTATATCCAACTATCCATGCTAATATAGATGGTAATGGACAGGACATTACTATTTCTATTAGAGGGCAATATACATGACTGATTTTCTTCCTGATTCCTATCAGGGTTTGGATATGTTCGTCCATGATGAACTTGTACCTACAGGCCCGTGGGAATATAAAGGTGCTTTACTAAATGGCACTCTTTTAAATGGCCCTAGATGTATACGCAATAATCGTACTATGTTATATGTCACTACTAGTGACTCTAATCCAGCTACATTTAATGTTATTGATGCTCGTAATCCTTCCCAGCTTATTCTCGTAGATTCTGTTGATGCTGCCTTTAATGCCATAGGTTTATATCTTGATGGAGGTTTTGCTTATGTGGCTGGATATGGAAATAACCGGGTAGATAAATATGACATATCTGTTCCCGGTGTATTAAAAGTTCCAACCAGTTCTTCTACTACAAGCTTAACTGGTATTTCTGATGTTGATATTTATGGTAACTACGTATATTGTGCATGTGAACCAGGAGGCGGAGCACCCGTAGTTAGAGTAGATAAGAATAGTTTGACTATTCTTAATAATTCTGGTGCAGTATTCAGTGGCAATGGATTAGGTGTAGTAGATGAGCAGGGTATTTATTACTACACAGTTCAAGGCGGTGGAGGTCAGATAAGAGTTTGGGATATATCGAATGTAGGAATCGGCCCTGTAGGTCCATTAGGTCCTGGCATTTCATCCGGAGTAAAGGCACTCAGAATTCGTGGACACTATCTATACTGTCACAGTGCAGCTGGATTAACTATATTTGATATCGGTATAGATCCAATTAGTCCTCCACTTGTAGGTGGATTAAGTCTTATTAACT